TAATGGAGACAAAGATAGAAGCACCGTGGGTCGTGACTAACCCACCCTACAAACTGGCTAATGAGTTTGTTACGAAATGCCTAGATTTTATGGATCAGGAAGAACATTTCAACGGATTTGCTATGTTGTTACGATTGGCGTTTCTGGAAGGACAAGGCAGACACGATAAGATTTTTACACGCAAACGTCCTTCGAAGGTCATGGTATATAGCAAAAGGCTGACGATGATTCGCGGAGATCACGATGAGGCGTGGTATGGGTCGGGCAAAATGGCATTTGCGTGGTTTATTTGGGACAGATGGGATAGGGATACTGTTTTAACGTGGATAAACGATTAACTTTTGTTTATGTATTTTAACTGTCCTGATAGCATTCGTCTAGTTGACAAGTCTCTTCTCAATGCTCCCAACTCTCTTGCGTTTTTTGCTTTAGACATTGGATGATTCTTTTTTGTCTGAAAGTTCCATACTTTATCTTTTAATTTATCTAATTCTTCAGCAAAATCTTCAGCCGACATATTACTTGCTTCGTCCATTTAATTTCTCCACGCCTTCCTCTGTAAAAGGATTTTCCTTATGCATGAGTGATGATGCCTCTACACCTAGATTGTACAAAACGTTTTGCATATCATTGTCAGATGCTTTACCTCGACTCGATAAGAATACTTCCACGGGTTTTTTAGATTCAGGATGATAACTGACGGTGACAGATATACCCATGCCCATATCAGAAGTTACACACGGTCTGCGATTAGGCAATTCGCTCATGATTCTCTCCGAATAAAAAAATTGATTTTTAAGTTTAAAAAAAAGAGAAGAATATGTCTATTAATTTATTAATTATTTTTTTGTTATCTGATAGCCTTCAGACTTGCAAAATACTTCAAACATAATCTTTAACTGTCCACCAATGGTTCGCTGTTCAAGTTTTGCAATTTGTTTAATGCCCTCATATACATCCACAGGCACTAAAATAGACTTCCATTTAGTCAAATCCATTTCAATCTCCAATTATTTATCAATTAATAAGAATATATAACATTTATCTTATACATTCAAGCAAAAAAAGACCCCTGACGTAGTTGATACCTAGCAATCAGGGGTCAGTAGTGGTTTAAAACGCTAGAAAAAAACCACATTGGGAGAGATATAAAAATTTACTTTGCTTCACCCCAACTCAAACCTATTTCAAGATCAGTCTTCATTGGTACTTTTAACTGTACAGTATTTTCCATTATGTTGGCAATACCTTTTGCCTGACTTTTATCCTTTACACTTATGGCAAGTTCGTCATGTATTTGTAACAATGGAATAACTTTATGTTCATTATATAAATCAGACATTGCTTTTTTTGTCATATCAGCTGCGCTTGCTTGGATTAGCCTGTTTAAAGCTTTGTATGTGTACGCACGTTTCAAAGCAGTATGCTCCCCGTAATGTGCTCGTGCCTCCTCATATCCCATCGCTTTATGAACACCAAAACTAGTAGGTTCAAACAAATTAAACCTTAGTTTTCTGCCAAGAATTGATACGATATATCCGTTTCGTTTATTATCTTGTAGAGTTTGTGAGACGATATCCATCGTTTTTTTAACGAAAGGCACTCTCTCATGGTATTGTGCTGTAAGTTCTTTTGCTTCCTCAAGGGACACATCCAATTGATTCGACATTTTGGCAACACCCATACCATACATTAAGGCTAAGTTTAAAACTTTTGCAGATTTTCTGGGTATATCAGCCATTTCTGCGACCATGCTATGAAAATCCATGTCAGGATCATTTATATACCCATTAACAAAATCATCCACACCTTGCATAATTCTGCCACTTTTACCTCCTTGTAAAGCAGAAGCAAAATGCACGAGAATGCGCGGTTCTTGTTGTGAATAATCAATGGAAGCCCACTTTTCCCCTTCTTCTGGCATAAATACAGAACGAATCATTGGGCCAAGTTCCTCGTGCCGTGCTGGAATTTGCTGTAAATTTGGGTTGTTCATACTGATTCGCCCAGAAACTGTGCCACCATCATCACTGCGAATTTGGTTTATGTGTCCGTGAATACGTCCTTTGTCATCAACATACTTCAAAAGTCCGTTAATGAATGTGCCATTGGTCTTATTATACTCTCGTGCTTGTAAAATGCTTTTGGCAAGCTCGTGATCCGTGGTTTGTAGGAAGTTTTTAGTGAAGGATGGTGCGTTTTTTTCGGTTTTTGGGTATGGTATACTAAGCTTATCGAATGCCTTGGCAAGCGATTGAGCTGCCCATATCTCTGGCTCGAAACCACATAAATCTTTAATCTTTTTAACAGCCTGTATTTCTTTTTTACGAATATACTGGCTTGTTTGTTCTACTCTATCAAGATCGATCCGTATGCCACGATATGTCATATCAACGAGGCAAGGTAGTAAATCTCGTTCTAATTCGAACACAGTTTTTAAATTTTCTTTTGTGATGAGATTTTTAAAACATTCCCAAACTTCTAATGTAATTTCTGCGTCAGCGGTAGCGTAGGGTCCGACAAACATGGGGGGCATTTGCCACATATCTGCCTTTGGGTCTAAGCCAAACTCACGAGCTGCTTGTTCCAGAGCTTTTTCAGACTTAATTTTCTCTATGTAATCGAATGCTACGGCATTTAAACTATAACTAAACCTATTCTCATCAAGAAGTGACGCAACAACCATCGTATCAATGATTTTACCATTTACTTCGAAACCTTCTGATTTTAACCATCCAAGATCATATTGTGCGTTATGCATAACTTTTGGACATGGAAGACTAAGCACTTCTTGCATAAACTTTTTTACAATGTTGGTATCTAAATTTCCGCCACCTTCATGTTTTATAGGTAAATATCCACTCCAGAAAGACGTAGCTACAGCAAATCCAATGATGTAACCATCTTTACGAGGCCAGCCAGGACCTAAAGATTTTATGTTTGTATCCCTTGTTTCAAGGTCTACTGCTATTTCTTTTGCGCTAGATAAATCAGGAAGTTCAGTTGGAGGAATCCAATCGGATTTTTCTTGGAACATAGCAAATTGTAATGTCATAATTTTTCTTCTTTATGCCGTTCAAAAATCTGTAATAGTTCAATGCCAAGCTGAAAAGCGTTTTTATCAGTAATTTCAAATTGATGAAATTCTGTATCTTTACCATCTTCTCTTTTCAGAACATTTATAACTACTTTATTAGAATCTGGGTTTATGTATGGGTCAGTCGCATAAACAATTTGAAAGGTCATATCTGATAACTTCTTACAGCGTCTTCTGGTGTAATTAAATAAAGATTTTCTTTAGTTCTCGTAACGGCAACATAAAATAAACGGTGTAGATCTTCTGTTATTTTGAATCCTTCAGCCGTATTGGACATACGAGCTTCATCGGAAGCACGAGATATATCTGTGTAAACAACAACATTCTCAGCTTCACCGCCCTTTGCACCGTGTATTGTCGAAATCTTTATTTTCGGGTCTTCATCTATTTTCTGACCTCTGCGTAACAGCGCAGATATGTAACTGGATTCCTCTTCGGGCAATCTATCTAAAGCAATGTCCCAATTCATTTCTATATTTGCTTTCAAACCCATACTGTTGACTAAATCTTGAAACTTAAATCTATCATTCATTTCGACATTAGGTAGCTTTTTATAACCCCGTTTGATACGGGTGTTAGTTTTCATCCAAGTATACATATGGTTAAGGTCTGTACCGTAAATCTCTTGATCGTTTTGCAACGCTTTCCAAGCTAAAACAGCGATAACGATTGAAAAATTAATGCTTCTTTTATTCTTATATTCAAACAATACCCCATAACTTCTTAAATTTTCAGTAATTTCTTGTAACATATAAGCACATTGAGCAAGTATAAGCCAAGTTCCTTTGTTCATTTCATCAACGGGCGCACTTACTCTAACATTTACAGATCCTTGAACCGTGTGCGGTAGGTATTTTTTAATTCTTCTATTTTTAATTCTAGATACTATCTTTTCTGCAATTCTATGCACCGATCTTGGGACTCTGTAAGATTGTGACAAAACCTCTGATGGACTATCTAAAGTAAGTAAAGATTCAACATCTGCCCCAGCCCACCTGAATATAGCTTGATCGTCATCGCCTGCAACATATGCTTTGTTAGATTTGTTTACGATTACGTCTACCATTTCCCATTGTAATTTTGATAAATCTTGTGCTTCATCAACAAAGACAACGTCAAAGTGTGGACAATATTTCCCGTTGTTAGCTACAAAATATTCCAAAATGTCGGTATAATCATAAAGTCTTAAAGACTGTTTATATTTTTTGTAAGAATTAAATGCGTAAATTACCTCTTGCAAACTCTCTTCAATCGTTGAATCATTATAAGTTACGTCTACAGGCTCTCTTTTAAGCCGTGACAATTGAATTATTTGCATTACGGGGCTTTCAGCACTAGTGATGGCTGAGATGCCGTCCTCTGGCTCTACAGAAGCTTTACGAGTAAGATTAAAACCAATCTTTAATCCAAGTTCTTTTAGATGGTCCTCTGTCATTAGTTGTTCTTGCTTAATGTCGGATAACTGGTACGCAAAGCTATGCAATGTTCTAAAAAAATGTAAATCGCTGTCATCATCAAAACCGAAGCGTTTCATTGCACGTTCTTTTGCTTCTTGTGCCGCTTTTCTTGAAAAGGCAACAAATGCAATTCTACTTGGTTGCACACCATCTTCTATGGATCTATCAACTAAATTTAATAAGGTAGTTGTTTTTCCAGTACCAGGTGGTCCATAAATTTTTAAAATTTTAGAAAGGGACATCATCAACCTCAAAATCTGGTGTTGGCACATCTGTCGTTGGCACTTCAAATGCAGGAATTTGCCAAACTCTTACAACCCTACCCTTAATTCTTAATGTTGCTGAAACACCCTGTATGTCTCTTAATCGCTGTGCTATTTTGTGTACTTTAAAATCAAAGAAACGATTTCTTTTAAGATAGTTTTCAAAATCTCGTAGTCGAAAATACGTGTGTCCTTCTTCCTCATCAGTCCAAGGTCTACGTAAAAGTATTTCTTCTTTGTTGCTTGCTGTTTGCATATTGCGACAAAATTCTTCTAGATATTCATAGAAAGCACCTTTAACAGACGAATCATCAGAAGCCTCCATAATATGCCCTTCGGTTTCAGTCATATCACGCAACAAACTTCCTAATCTGTTTTCCCATATAGGTTTGCTAACAGTAGGTGGCATAAAATTTAATTGGTCGATGCAACATCTTTGAAAAGCAGGTTGGCTCATTAAAGCTTCTGTATCTAATTCTAAAGGCTCACCGTTTACATCCATAAACCAAACAGGTGGGTTAGAATTGTATTTTCTAAGGTTGGCTATTGTAGCATTTGCTACTGCATTGCCAACACCAAAACGCCTTGTAAGACATTTAGTCTTATCACAATACTCATTTATCGGAGCGTCACTACACTTGTAGGCATAATCTTTTCTACCAAGCTGTCGTACAATTACATTAACCTCACTCAATGCTAATGGAGGGTTCATGTACTTCATGTTGTAGCTTACAATTTCCTCTGCCCAAGTATCGGGAAAAGCTTTACGAAGATATACCCCACAATTGAAAAGCCCGTTGTTACGTGTGCCATCAGGAAAACCTTGTGTACATAAAGTTTGCAAACAAGGTGGTCCATCTTTGACGGGATTATCCTCAGTCTTTTCAATGCTTAAAGCTTGTATTTGCTCTACAGTTTGAACATTATCATCATAAAGCTTAATAAACTCATCAAGCGAAGCTGCGGTTCCATCAATATTAAAAGCATACCTCAAACCCCTGTCCATATTGTAATAGGGCATATTAAGGAAATTACCAATATCGCCACGTTCTAAATTAAGCTTTATCTGTTTTGGGAAAATCTCTGAACCACTAAAACCAAGGCCTGCGCTGATACTATTTAAGGTATCTTGCATTTCTTTTGCGCTAATCCAGTTATCACAAAAAAGAAAGATATGTGTTCCACCTGATTTAGACCGACAAACTACCAAAGGTAATTTTAAATCTTGAATTCTATCAATCAGTTCTTTGTGGTTGAAGTTATACTGATCT